GTAAGTCAGAAAGCAATCAACATTTTAAATTCAAGGATACGTTTCAAGCTGGACAAGTTTGGATTGATTCCAAAAACATTAATGACTTGCAATCCAACAAAGACATGGTTGTATTCTGAATTCTATAAACCATCAAAAGAAAACAGACTTGCAGAACACAGACAATTCATTCAATCACTTGTGACAGACAATTCTGCAATATCTGAACACTACATCAAGCAACTTGAAAAACTTGACAAGGTGTCCAAACAAAGACTTCTTTTCGGTGATTGGGAATACAATGAAGATGATGCACTTTTGTTTGACTATGATTCAATCCATGATATGTTTACCAACACAATTGAAGGTGGAACAAAATTCATCACTTGTGATGTTGCAAGATTTGGTGCTGACAAGACAGTCATCATTCTTTGGAATGGAATGAATGTTGAAAAGATTACTTCTATGGACACATCTTCTGTTGTTGATACAATACAAGCACTTAAAACAATAGCACTTCAGAATAGCGTTCAAAGGTCGCACATCATAGTAGATGAAGATGGTGTTGGTGGTGGTGTTAAAGATGGACTTTCTGGTTGCAAAGGATTTGTCAATGGATCAAAAGCATTGAAGTCTGAAAACTTCCAGAACTTAAAAACACAATGCTACTTCAAACTTGGTGAAATGGTGAATGCTGGAAAGATAGCCATCAAAGACACAAGACACAAACAAACCATCATTGAAGAACTTGAAATCATTAAAAGGGACAAATTAGATAAGGACACACAGAAACTTTCTATTGTACCAAAGGACACAATGAAACAATTACTTGGAAGGTCACCAGATTATGCTGATGCATTGATGATGCGAATGTGGTATGAAGTTAAAGGAAACTATGGTGTTTATGCATTTTAAAAGGAAATAAGCAAAAAATCAACTTTAAACTATTAGAATGAAGAAGACAATTGAAATCAAAATACCAACTGATTGGTCTGATGTAAGCATTGAAAAATATGTGAAGTACAATCATGCAATGAAAGAACTGGAAGATGAAAAAGAAATCATCATCAAGACCATTTCTATTCTTTGCAATATATCAGAACATATTGTTGAAGTGATGAAGTTGAAAGATTTGAAGAAGATTCAAGTGAATTTGCAAAAGCTAATTAGCAAACCAGTAAACAAGAACATCATAAATAAGATTGACATCAATGGTGTCAAATATGGATTCCATCCAAATCTTGATGAACTTACAATGGGTGAATTTGTAGATATTGAAACTTATGCAAAAGAAAATGACATTGCAAAGATGATGTCTGTTCTATACAGACCAATAAACAAAGAAGAAGGAAACAGATACAATATTGATCCATACGATTTTGATAAGCATTCAGACAATGCAAATCACTTTCAAAAATTATCAATCAATATTGGAAATGCTATTGCAGTTTTTTTTTGGACTTTAGGAAAAGAACAACTGAAAACTTTCCATCTGTCTTCAAAGCTGGAGGAAAAAAAACAGTCAGTTCAAACTATGGATGGTTCGCAATAATTGATGGATTGGCAAATGGTGACATATTAAAGATTGATGAAATCACAAAACTTCCATTGATGTTGTGTTTGACTAAACTTTCACTTGATGCAGATAAGAACATTGAAAGAGAAAAAGAAGCAAGGCAAAACCAAAACAAAGCAAAAAGATGATTACTTATAAAGCTATAATACAATACTTTGATTCTATTGCTGACCAACATCAGCAAATCAATTCTTTCACTTATGGTGAAGTAAACTTCTTTGACAAAGATAAGTTCACAAAATATCCAGCACTTCACTTGACACCAACTGGAGTTTCAATAGATGACCAAGTTGTTGTTTATGGATTTGATGTGATAGTGTTTGACAGATACAATGTTGAATCTAACAAGATGCGAAATGAAGCAACTTGTCTTTCTGATTCGCTGCTTATATTTCAGGACTTATGCAAAGAATTAACAGAAGGAAAGTATTTCATCAATGTTGACACTTTGATTTCTATGGAAATGCCAGTTGCAGCAACACCATTCATTGACACTGAACCAGACAATTGTTCTGGATGGGTAACTTCATTCAATGTCATCACACCAAATGAAGCATCAGCTTGTTTAATTCCGTACTTCAATCCAGAAAGACAGAATGCATTGCAATTCACACTTCCAGATTCTGCACCTTCAATTCTTGCATGGTATTCAAGAGAAAGGATTCACTATAGTACAACATTCACTGGTCAAGAAATCAATCAACTTGCACCTTTAATTGATACAACACCAGGTGCAGACCAATTGACAATGCTTGGTTCAAGTGCTACTTGGTCACCCAATAAGAATGCTTTTCATTTTTATGATGCATCAATTACAAATCAAATGAATTTGCAACATCCTTTGACTACACAAACTGATGCAACTTTCTTTGTTAGAATAAAAGACTTTTCAAGATATTCACCAATATCACTTGAAAATAATATTTGTTATGTTGGTGACTTGGTGAATACTAATGGTTTTGAAGTTTATATCACATCAGATGGATCACTTAGATTGTTTAATTATAGTGGTTTCACATACATCAACTCAGACTTTCCAGTTTGTCCAAGCAATGGAAATACTTTTGAAACTGCACACAGAAGACTTGAATCATTTACTTTCTGCGTTCAATTAACAACAACAGAAATCACATTGTGGTGGGGAAGTACATTTGAAGAAAAAGCAACTATTTCTACAACATTTGACTTCACCAACAAACACTTTGGAATTGGGAATCCAGATGTTTCAAAAACATCAGATTTCTATCTTCAAGAATATATTTACACACCAACTGCAATGACAAATGCTGATATTGAAGCAACAATGTTATGGCTAAATTACAGATAAATGATTCCAACTACTAAACAAGAACTTCAGAAGTTTGGAACAAGGGTTGTGAAACTTGCAAGAATCAATCTTGGTGCATCCAAAATGATTGATGGAAAAAAGCGAGTGACAAATTCATCTGGTGCTTTGTCTTCTTCTTTAGGGTTCAGCCTTAAACAGAAAAGAAGTAGTGGTGGAAAATATGCAAGTGGGTTTGATTTGGAATTTACATCATCTGTTGATTATGCAGATTTCCTTGAACAAGGTGTGAAAGGTTCTGAAAGCACAAAACCATCAGCTAAAAATTCTCCATATAAATTCAAGTCTAAGAATCTTCCAAAGGGTGTGATGATGAAATGGATTGAAACAAAGCCAATCAGACTGCGTGAACTTGGAACTGGTAAATTTAAGAAAAGTCCAAAAGAAGCAAAAGAAGAACTTGCATTTGTACTTGGTAGAGCAGTGGCAACAAAAGGAATTGGTGCAAGAAACTATTTCAAAGATGCAATTGAAAAAGCTATTCCAACAGATGGAAATGATGTTGCAGTTGCAATGGCAAATGATTTCATCAAGCAAATTATAAAAGAAATTAAACTGAATTAAGATGGCACTTACAGTATTAATAAACGATTCAAACTTCAACATCTCAACTGGACAGAATATTGCCTATGTGACTACAGATACAACTGGTGTGTTCAAGTTTAGATTCTTGATGGAATTGACATACAAGATTCAAGGAATAACAACACCAGTCACAAAAACAATATCATTCACACAACAACAGAATCAAGATGGTCAAGCAGTCTTCAATCTGTCTGAAATATACAAGTCAATAGTTACTCCACAAATCTCACCATCATTAGATTCAGATGCACCAACAACAACAACTGCATCACAGAAGGGAAACATTCACACATTGCCAAATTTCTCGGATGGTGATTGTCTTGCTTTTTCTGGTGGACTTCTTGAAAATTCAACTGGTTATGAAGCATTCAAAGGTGTTGCAAATGTGATGACTTTGAAGTTCTATGAAATGTATTCAACAACTGCTGATGGTATTCCAGTAAAAGATCCATTAGGAATTGGAGCAATTACAAGAACAATATTCATGTTTTGGGGTAGAGGTCAAGAAGATGAAGGTGTCATTGTAGACTTTGAACCTTACAAATTAGATGGTACATCAAAACAATACTTGTCATCAAATTACAACAATGTTTCATTGAATAAGTATGATGTAAAAATTGGTGCAAACGAATATCACACCATTGCATTCTTGAATAGATGTTCCATAAATACGAATGCAGAAACTTACAGAATAAAGGTTCAGTATTTTGATGCAAATGCATCATCTTTAGGTTCATTATACATTAACAACAACAATGTTTCTGGTGGTCTTTATGATGATACTGCAACAGATGAATCATTCTTCTTGTTTGCTGGTGTTGGTCTTGAAAACTTGCAGAAAATTGACACAAGTGCATCACCATAT